ACTTGTCGGCGTGTTGCCAGCGGACATATTCAAGTAGCGCGGAGGCCACGAGGGGATCTTCATCGACCGGCTCGGAGTCCGACCAACTGCGTTTGATTCCGTCCCACTTCGCAATCACCGTTTCGGTGGATTGAATGTATGGGGCGATGAAAACCTTCCCCCGGTCAATCGCCCAGAACCCGCCACCAGCACGCCCATACGCGTTGTCGGTCGAGGTCTGCGGATAATGATATCCCAATGGCAGTATCGGCAGACCGGCAGGCACGCCTTCATCCGAAGGCGCTGGGTAATACCCTTTGATGCAGGCATTCGACACCAACGAGAAGAACGTGGGGAGGCAGAATCCGCAACGAAGGCTGCGCTGGAGGTATTCCCGGATTTCGACCGGGTTGACCTGGACGTATTCGATTTCCGAACACCAGTCCCTCTCCGTTTCCAGCGAATCAATTACGCTGATTTTCTTGATGTTCCCACGGGGCGCGTCGAACACCGTCAACCCGCAGTTGTAGAAGGTCGAGCAATGAGGGAAAAGAGAGGTATTGTCCTGCTGAAGACAATCGACATACGTCTGAAGGTCGATCAAGGCGTCGAGGAAGAATTTGTCGTGTGCGGCGACGAGATTGGACGGCTCGCCTGCCGGGAAGATTATCCCCCTCAACTCCGTCTTCAGTTGCGCGAACGTTTTCAAGTGTTACTGAGGGAGCTTGCTTTGCATTGCCTGAGCGAGTTTCCCTTTTCCAACGCGAGCCGTTTGCGGTCTGAACGCCTGCGTTGCGCCTGGAGCCTGCCCGAGTTGTTCCACGGGCGGAGCGGGGGCGTTTTGCGGCCTGATCTGATTCAGCGGCTCAACCACCGCAGCACTTGCCTGCGCTCTGAACGGATCGCTGGACCCGGGGACGGCTCGCAGCATGTTTCTTTGCTTGGCGGCGGATAGTTTCAACGGATTGTACGGGAGGGCTTTTTTTTTATCGACCATCTGCTCTTCCGTGATCTCCACAACTCCGCCCTTTCGGGCGGCTGCCAAAGCCTTCAGACCGTCAGCCAGGGCTTGATGCGTTGCGGTTTCGACAACGAGCACGCCACGATTTCCGTCGAGGGGCTCCCATTGAACGGCTCTGCCGTTGACGATTACAGGGCTGGAAAGAATTTCTTTATACCAGTAGGTCCTACTCATAAGTCCGATTGTTGACCGCCAACTTTGTCAGCGTCAATACCTAACTGAAATAAGGCCCGCCCGAACTCGTCGAGCGGGCCGTGAGTGTTCAGCGTTTCCCGGCATGTTGACGCCCATCACCCACTAAAGGGAGGGCGGAAGCACGCTTAGACGCACTGCAACTGCGCCTTGGCCTGAGCGGTGGCTGCCGCAAGCGCCTGGGCGTTTGCGTCACCCTGGCTCACCGTCGAGGCGTAGGTGTTTGCAGGCACCGTCACGGTGATATTCTCAACCGGCGTGCCAGACCCACCCGGACAATCATCAGCATCAGTCGTGTAGGATTGTTCGGTGTTCCAATACGTTGTGGGCGTCGTGGTCGTGGTCGTGGTCGAGGCATTCGGATACGCCACATTCGGGTCGGCGGTGATGCTCGGCACGGTGGCCGCGATGTTTTCGAGAATCAGATTGCCTGCCGGACACTCCACGATCATCGTCCAGGTCATGCTGGTCAGGGTCTGTTCCTGCGTCGGAACGGCCATCACACAGGCGAAACTGGTGTTGATGGCAGCGAGGGTCTTCAAATCGCCGGTCTTCCCAACCACGCGGTTTGACGCGAGGATGCCCGGGTAAATCCCGGCGAAATCCAACACCCAGAGCACCCGGGCGGTGTCGGCCTGGGACGCGACGGTTGCCGCCGTGATCCAGTCGTCGAAGAAGTTGTGCGTGATCACGTTGATCACGATGCCTTGCGGCCAGAACAACGGGTAGCTCCGGTAGTAGAACCCGAATTCGGCTTTCTTGGCGACGTTGAAGCTCTGCACGTCGTAGTTGAGCCGCAGCATGTTCTGCGATTTGTCCTGGTAGTAGGCCAGCATCGCCTGATTGATCAGTTCGGCGAACACGCTGTCGGTGAACAGATCGAACACCTTCGGGTTGGGATGATTGCGCCCTTCGCGGACGCGCATCATGTTGTACAACTCGGTGAACAGCGCGGGCAGGTTCAGTTGCTGCCCTTGCAGGTCGGAGATCCGGTCGCACTCGGCCAGTTGCTCGTAGATGCCTACGGAATTGGCCCGCTTGCCGATGCACTTCGCGCCGTCCACACCAAGGGTTGACCCGTTGTAGGTGTTGATGTCGTCGAGGTTGTCGTATTCGGCAAGGTTCTGGAACGGGAGCGGCTTGTTCCAAAACATGGCGTTGACCAACCGGCGCTGCCAGTCCTTGGCCAGTTGCCGGTTCTTCTCGATCTCATCCAGATCGAAGAATTCCCGGTAAAGGGCGTTGCCTTCCATGACGAGCTTGCGCCACTTGTCGTACAGTTCGCCCCGGCACATCGAGGTCCTGGTCGTCTCAACCCAGAACGGAACGTTCTTCCAATTGAGATAGGCCGGAGCCTCATTGCACCACTGCTCGTAGTCGTTGATGTTGGGCGTGCCGCGAGACAGGATGCCTTGGATCGGGTATCCGAGCTTGTCCGGGTCGAGGTTGGACGCCGCATTCTGATCCGCCAGAACGAGGGTCACGTAGGACGAATCGCCCGCGAGGGTGGCCGAAACCACGCGCCACGCCGTTTTGGTGGCGGACCCCCCAGCGGATTTGCCCTGGATATACACGCGCAACCCGGCTGGGAAGCTGCGGACATCGGCGGGAATGTTCGTGGTGCTGCGAACGCGAACCTGCCAGTTCACGCCGTTCAACAGGCCGCTGTAAACCTCCCAATACTCGTTGTTGATGGGGGAATACTGTCTGGCGAGGATGAACGGGGCGATCTCGATCAGGCCCGAATTGACCCGGCGCGACGTGATGCGGTTCGACAGGTTGACCTTGTTGGCCATGAAGAACTCGTACAGCCCTTCCTGCACCGCTTCACACATCTTGATCTCCATGTCGTGGTGGAAAAGGGCTTCCATCACGCGGAACTCGTTGGAGCGCATGTACGCTTCCGTCAGTTCCTCACTGGTGATCGATTTGGCGTTGCAGACAGTGACAGACCCGCACTGCTTGATGTTGGTCGAGATGGCGGGCGCACACTTCTTGAACGCGTTTTCATTCAGGGCGAAGTACCCTGTAGCTCCTGCTTGTGCCATAAACGTTAGTTGTGTTTACTATGGCCCTCGACGCCCGCACTTATCGTCCGCCGCACTCACGGCAGCCTTATCAGGCATGTCTCAAGCCGACACAACTAACGTCATCAGAAACTTCTCAGAACAAAAGCAGAAGCGCCTGTGGCCTTGTTTTCTGTGGCCTTGTTTTTCGCCGCCGCCATTTTTGTCTCACCGCCAGCACTCGGGGAAAGCGGTTTTACCTCGTCCTCATCGGAATCTTCTTCGAGTTCTCCGTTCTCTTCACCCTTTGGCTTCACCACTTTGGCGTCCAAGACAATTCCCCTAGCCTCAGCCCAGGCGCGGTGTTCGGCCTCCTTTTCGGCGATGAGCGCGGTGGCTTTTTTGCACAAATCCACCGATCTCAACGAAGCAAGGTCTCGCGCCGTGAACGTCCAATGTCTCGCACGCTCCGCAGTCGGAAGCTTGTAGTAAGCCTCAGCGGGCTTGAATAACTGACCCTTCTCATTGCGTTGATCTTCGACCGGCATAGCCGACAAGGCTTCCTCCTTGCTCAACGCGAATCGGGCCAGTTCCGCATGCAGCGGATTGGCCGGGTCGAATGATGCCAGCGCCCGTCCTTCCTGCCCGGGAATCCCCATGAGCTTGTTGATCTCGGCGACTTCATCATCCAGGCGTTCAGCGAATTGGACTCGGATATTGAACACAGCGGGATCTGCCGCCTGCAATGCCTGCAATTTCTCCGCGTTTACGCCGCCACGCTCGTCCACCACCCCCTCAAACTCTTTGCCCATCATCTTCCAGTAGTTCTGCGCGATAGCGGTTTGCTCCCGCGCAATCGCCGGGGCGGCTTTCCGGAGGTTCTCGGCCCGCTCAAACTCGCTCAGTTTAGCCTTGGTCTCTTTGTTGGCTTCATCGACCTTGGCTTGCGCCCGGAGTTCCGCGACGGCTTCAAGGTAATGCTCGTCCTCCCAGTTCACGTCGTTCTTGTCGAAGAATTCCTCGTGTTCCGGCGCGGTCTCGTCAAATTCCCGGTCGGGATTTTCTTTGGACCATTTCTCAGCGTAAGCCACCAGGGCTTTCTTGGACTGCTTGTACCGTTCCGCGATGTTCTTGTACTGGTCGGGGAACAGCTTCTCCATCTGGTTCAAATGCTCGATCTTGCGCCGGTCGGAAGCGTTCAGGTACTTCTCGTCGTCATCAGGGCTCTGGGTGGCCGGGTCTTTCTTCGCTTCAAGCTTCGGCATCGCCCTGGCAACCCCTTCGGCGGCAGCAGCGGCAATTTCGGCAGCCGTCAACGGTGTGGGCGTTGGCGGGGCGGCGGCTTTCGTGGGTTTCTTGGTTTTGTCGGGAGATTTCTCGGCGTCCTTTTCCTTCTTCTGGGGGTCATCCTTTTTCTTCGACGGAAATTGCGATGGCTTATCCCCAAGAAAGGATTCGGCAAGGGCTTGAATGCCCCGAAAATCTTCGCCTTTCCCCTTCCCCTCTTTGTCTTTGTCGTCCGGTGACGGTTCAACCACATCAGCATCACCTGATTTGGTCAAATCGAGCGGGGGCGTCCCGCTTTCCGTGGGATCTTCAGTTCCCGCCTTTACGAATCTTCCGGTTTCGGGGTCTTTCACTGGGGATGGCATAGTTGTCTCAGGTGAGTTTTGCCGTCGTGTACGGCGTGGTTTGCTGCATGACCTCCTTCAGAACGTCCAAACACGCCTGATACCGTTGCGCTTTTCTCAGGGATTCATTGGCGGAATCCATCTTCCGTTCATAGGTCCCGGCTTGAATTGAATCGCGCAGGGCAAGGCATTCATGCTCTTTCTGCTTCGAGTCAATCACCCGAAGAAGCGTGGAGGATTCTTTTCTGGCGAGCCATTTGCGCAACTCATCGTCGGCTCCTGCTGGAAGCGGTTCTGGCACGAAGACGATCATATATCGTAACGCTTTGGCTTGTCAGTTTTTCACCGTCAGACAAGCTAAAGACGAATCCCGCAGGATTAGCAAGGGAAATTTACGTTTCGCCGTTACTTTTCTCTTTCCCAGCGGCGTCAACTTTGGCGGCGGACTCTTTTTCGGCATTCAGAATCTTGGAGGCTGTTTCAGCCTCTTCCCTCGCCAGCTTGGCCGACAACTCAGCATCCTTGCGCTGCTGTTCCTGGGCGGATTCGATGTTTTTGCGCTGGATGGTCTGCTTGCTTTCCTCGGCGTCGATCTGAAGCTGGATGCGTGAATCCTCAAGCTTTTGAGCGTTCTGCTCGGTGAGCTTTTGCGCCACTTTGAAGATTTGGGATAGCTGTTTCACTACCTGCTGTAGCTGTTCGATCTCGCCCTGCACCTTGGCGACCTCTTGGGCGGCAGGCTGCCCGATCTTCTCCTGAACAGCCTGCAAAGTGGCCTGTTGCGCGGCCTGGATGGCTTGCATCGTCCCCGCAGGAATCTGCCCGTTGTTCTGCCCCTCGGGAGCCTCGCGCAAGCGCAGACCGCGTGGGGCTCCAGAAAGCTGTCCGCCAAGTTCGAGTAACGAGAGCACGTTCTTCGTCCCGATGCGCTCGAACAGTGCGGGTTGAGTGGCGACAACCTGCACTATCTGGAAAATGACCTGGGCGGCTTCCCGGTCGGTCGAGGGCGGCCTGCCCTGGCTGCTTCGGGCGAACCCTTCCAAGCGGAGACCGGATTTCTTGCCGTGAACCAGGAGCTTCTCTTTTCCGGCGTGCGACACGGTGAACCCAAGCTCTTCGAGCAATCGGTGGACATTGGGGATGTCGGAAGATACCTGTGCCGACACGGTGCTCTTTCGGTAAGCCATGCTGGCGTCATAACGCTGCCGCTTCCAGGCATCAACTCCTTCATCCGTGGATGAACCGATGAAAAAGACTCGATTCGACGATGCGCCTCCGGTCTGCTGAAGTTCGTACTTGCTCTGCTGATGCGTGGCTTGCGCCCCGGCTTCCTGGGCTGAAACCTGCAACACCCGTTCCATGATGGACAGCGTTGTCGGGATGGTTTGCAGGAGTTCGGCGATCGAGGTCTTGGAAAGTTGAACCGGAGAAAACGCGTTCTGCGCGGAAAGCCCCTGCACACGCGTTTTCATGGAATCATACGGTATGAAATTCGTGGCGCGATAACGCTGCTCCCCGAGATTCTGCATCTTCCGGATCTCGTCAGCGTCCACCATGTTCGTGTCGTAGAAAATGACGTTGGTGAGGTTCTGCTTGCACGTCAGGATCAATTGCGACAGGGCGTTGCCAAGCATGTCTTGCCACGGGATACATTCCAGCGCCATCGAGGCGTTGCGTCCAGCGTTCTCGTCGTAATCGTATCCCATGAACCACAGCGGATTGTAGGCGCATGGCTCCGCCCAAATGACTGTGTCATCCCCCGCCATCGTGAACCGATGCCAGACGGGATATTTGTAGTCGGCCAATCCCCATGATTTCGGGATCAACTTCTCGTAGTGCTCGGTGACGAACACGGCCTGATCCCGGCTGCTGGTGGAGTAGTACGCCGACTTGTCCTCCCGCGTCATTGGACCGACTGCCGAAATCGGGAACTTCAATGAGCATGGAAAAACTTCCGTGAAGAGATTCCCCGCCAATGGCGACTGGAACCAATTCGTTCCTGAGAAGATTTTCTTCCTGTTCCAGTAGATGGGATTATCGAGGATTTGTCCGTATGACAGGACGTGCCAGCATCCGGCGAACTGAATTCCGGTGTCGGTGTTGGCCGTTGTCAGGGGGAATTTGAGGTCGTAGTACATGAAGGTCGGGTGCGGCAGCATATACCGCAGTCCTTCCTTGATGATGATCTCCCGTTCGCCCCCGGTTACGGGGTCGGTTTCGAGTTGTTTTTCGCAGTACCATTCCTCGCGTGGGAATGCGATCGCAATGCCGTAGCGGATCATCTGCTGGATGGCTTGCCGCAGCACTGCCGGGTATCCGAAAAGGGTGGAGACGCTGTTCTCTTGGTCGGTGATGATCTCGCACAGGACCTGATCACGCTCTGTAGCCTTCAGTGGCTCGTAGGGCGTGAATGGATTCGTGTTGCGCTCGTTGAACAGGTTGGCGACTCGGGTGCCGCAGTACGCCTTCACGATGGGGACGAAGATGTTGTAGAAAACAGGGGGGTTGAGCATGTAGCCAAACTGCCCGTTCTCCATTGGCACCTTCAGGAAGAGGTCTTCCTCGGACAAGCCCCAGGCCCGAAGCTCGGCCAGCACTTGATCGACCTTTTCGTAGCGTTTCGACAGGATGTTCTGGATCAGCGTCGGCGTCGTTTGATTGAAAGGCACGTCGTAAGCCAGATCGATTGCGTGGAACGCCCTCCATTCGGTCAAGTTCAGCGTCCGACCCTCACGAATTCGGCCAGAAATGTGATCGACCAGTTTCTTGATGCGCGGGGGGTAATCTGCCGGGTCTGCCGTGAATATCTTGCGATAGTCGGCACTGCTGACCCCGTGGCGACGAAGGGCTTTTATGTCGATTGGCATAGCGGCACGCTTTCTACCGCTCGTTCGACATCATCTTGGCAACGGCTGGGTTCGGGTAGGAGTTCGAGTTTGTCGCCTCGCTGTATCCGGCTTCTTCGGTCTCAACCGGGCCTTGTTCTTCTTCGGCGACTTCCTCGGGAACCGCGCTGTCCACGCGGAACACGCCGGGAGCAGTCTGGGTGACTTCAACCGTCAATCGGTAGGTGCCGCCATCCTCCCATTCCTTCGTGAAAACGTAGTCCCCCAAGGACAGCGTCAACTGGTTGTCGGTCGCTCCAGGTTCGGCTTCCATCTCCATGTCTGAGGTCATTACTTTGTCGTTCATGCCATTCATAAGGCTTTGCTTGTTTCGCCGGGAACTGCCGTTTAATCTGACGAAAAGGCAAGATTAGACAGGTTGCAAGAAAAATCGTATGTCCGTTGACTCAAACGGCCAGTGGCATCCACCGACCAGTCCCAAGCAGAACTACCTCCGGGCGCTGTGCCAGCGCAAGAAATACGTCCTGGCAGCAGGCTGCCGATTCTCAACCAAGTGCGTTGCGCCAGACACTTTAGTCTTCACCGATGCGGGAATATGCGAGATCCGCGATTTGGGCGCGGCTCAAGAAGGTGATTTTTCCCCTATTTCCGTGGATGTTCTATCTATGGAGAACACCGGCAGTTCCATAAACGTTGCTCGGGCAAACCAGTTCTATAATTCTGGATTCCGTGAAGCCATCACGCTCGGAACTTCAAAGGGGTACGAAATTACCTGCTCTCCGGAGCACCCAATATGGTCTGAATGCGACGGGGCCATTGAATTCCGAAAGGCTTATGAAATCAGGGATTTGCGTTCATCCGGGAAACGGGTCTGGCTGCCGATATTGAGGCAACACACTGGCAGATGGGACATCTCCCCAAAAGTCCTGACATTCTCATATCTCCCATTTCAGGACGGACAAAAACTTGACGCTTCCAACAGGATTCAGGCTGCGATTAAGAACGGCGCTCGAACTATCACAGAAATCTCGAATCAAGCGAAGGCTGGCACTGTCACTGTTCATAAATGGAAAGATTCCGCGTTCACTCCAAAAGCAATTTCGGTCATTTTAGACGAGGAATTAGCGTACGCTGTGGGCTTATTTATCGGAGACGGATGCTCATCACCAACTGTGGCTAAATCACACGCTACTCGTTATTCCAGCGGTGATTACGAGCTTGTGGGGGCTTTACGCGAAATCCTAACAATCAGATTCCCAGACGTTTCGGTGGAGTATAAGAAAGGATATGATTACGACATCAAAGGGTGCAGTTTTAGGGCTTTTTTGAAGGAACTCGGCTTGTTTGGGAAGTATTCCCACGAAAAAGTAATACCGGGAATTTTGATCGCATCCCCGAAGTCGGTGATTCGGGCTCTATTGCAAGGGCTTTTCGACACTGACGGCACAGTGGACGGGGGTGGGCGTGCCCTGTATTGCACGACCTCTGAGATTCTGTCTCGGCAGGTGCAGAATCTTCTGTTGGCGCTTGGGGTAAGATGTTCTCGGATATTTCGGAAAAACGATGGTCGCGGATTCTGGTTAATTTCAACGCGCCGCGAGGATAATTTTGGCGCTAACGTTGGATTCAGGCTGCGCAGAAAACAGTCAAAGCTCTTCCTCAAAAAGAAGGTCGCCTACAACCAAACAAGATCGTCATATCCGGATTCAATTCTTGAAAGTCTTCGCCGCGTACATGAGACGAGGCGTGATCGAGGGGTTGGGAGGCTTAGCCGCCAAATCCATCGGCGCGTGTTGTTGCCGGTCTTGCGTCGAGAGGTTGCTTTATCGCGGTCGCGCATAGACAAATTCCTAGAAGCCTTAAAAGCCGAAGCCGATCCTGGGATGCAAAAGTATCTTATGGGTGGCGAAGTGTGGTGGGACGCTGTTGCAAGTTCACGCCCATGCCAAATCAATCTTGTGGATATTTCCGTCGAGTCCACGCATAATTTTGTGGGCAACGGCTTCATTAACCACAACACGGTCGGCTGCTTGCAGGTAGTGGCGGAATACCTCTGGGAACACCAGCCCTGCAACGCGGCAATCCTCACGATTTCACAAACCGTCGGCATGGACTCTGGAATTTGGCGGGATCTGACGGAGATCGTTATTCCAGAATGGATTGCCGGGAACTTCGGGTTTGAGTGGGTCAAAAGGCCCTACATTCAGGGAGTATCCAAAAAACCAACCTGCGAAGTCCGCAACAAATTTGGCGGGATCTCCACGATCCAGCTTGAATCACTGCAAAACGAGGAAGAGGTCGAGGACCGATTCAAGCCCCGCCGTTACGGGATGATTTACATACCGGAACTGTCCACATTTAAGAAGCGGCACACGTTCGACACGCTCGGGGAATGCCTGCGACTCTTGGGCCTGCCATCCGACCAACACCTTCTGCTCGCCGACACCAATCCACCAGAAGAAGGGCAGCACTCGTGGATGTATGACGTGTGGTTCAGGCTGCTGGAAACGCCAGATGAGGAATGTGATCCGGTCGAACTACCACTGAAACGGCAACTGGCCCGCGTGGACTTCGACCTCTCGGACAACATTTTTGACACCCCAGAACGCATCAACGAACTGAAGGCCCGCTACGTCCATGATCCCGACATTTACGCCCGGTATATCGAGGGCAAATGGATCGAAAGTTCCGAGGATTCGCTGTTTTACAGGGTTTTTCGACCCAACATCCATGTGGTCGGAGAAACCAGTTCGAAGATCAATGCGAGCCCTGAAATACTCGTCCCGTCCGCCACCTGCCACAACCTGCTTACCGGCTGGGACCTGGGGGTGGCCAACAGCGCGGCTGTGATTGCGGAGAAGGTTATGTGGCCGCGAACGGTCACGTTGAAAGATGGGAAGACGATGGAAATTCGAATCCCCATTTTCAACTTTCTGGATGAGCTTGTGATCACGGATTCCGTATTCGACATGGCGGATTTCGTGATGCAATTCGTTCAGAAGATGGACTATTGGGAAGAGGTCGTGAAAGAAAGGGCCGTTGAAGCTGGCATTCCCCCGCCTAATATCCTGTGGAAACACTGGTCGGATCGCAGCGCATTCGACTTCAGGGAGGCTGAGCACAATCGCTACCATCATCAGGTCGTGTTTGAAGCCAGCGCGGGGAGAATCCGGCTGAACGCCGCCGAACGAGGGCCGGGGTCTGTGGCGCAGGGGGTGGACTTGTGGAAGAAACTGCT